CCGGTAGACCAATTCAATTTGAGCAACTCAGACAGTTGGTGGTTGCCGATTGGAACGGGCCAACTGATCCTGTTCCCCTCTTCGCTAACGCACATGGTCCCGACCCTGCAAGGCGAAGATCAGCGCGTCAGTATGTCATTTAACACTTTCCCCGTGGGCTACGTTGGCAGCGACGACGACCTCACCGGCTTACGTTTATAGGAGCAAACACATGGCCCATTTTGCTGAACTAGATGCTGATAACATGGTTAAACGTGTGATCGTTGTCAGCAACCCAGACACCGCCGACGCAAGTGGCGTGGAAAAGGAGCATATTGGCGCGGCTTTCTGCGAACGCCTTCTTGGCGGCACATGGAAGCAGACCAGCTATAACGGCAACATCCGCAAGCGTTACGCTGGGATTGGCTACACTTACGACGCTGGCCGGGATGCCTTTATCACGCCCCAGCCGTACCCCTCATGGGCGCTGGACGATAACGCCGAATGGCAAGCCCCCGTGCCGATGCCCGATGACGGCAAGATGTACAGTTGGAATGAAGAGACGCTGTCCTGGGTAGAGACGACTTTCCCTGTCTAATTTGGTGATCCATGCCTGTGGCAATGACTTATACGTCTCTATTAAGCGATGCACGGTCATACCTGGAGCGTGGTTACGTTTCAGATCCCATCGTCTATGAGCAACTCCCCCGGCTGGTAGATCTTGCTGTAAGGCGTATCTCCAGGGAACTGAAGGTCCAGGGCTTTGAAAGGGTGCTGCTTACCACCCTTACGACAAGCGTAAATGCCGTCCCTAAGCCAGACCGCTGGCGGGAAACTATTTCAATCAGTGTCGGAACTGGGGCGAATTACAACACTTTCAGCCCTTTGTACGCCAGGGAACCTGAGTACATTTGGATGATCTACCCCGACTCAACCGTCGAGGGTACTCCTGAGTATTACGCAGATTACAACCTTAATTTCTGGCTTGTCGGCCCAACGCCGGATGCCACCTACCCCATGCGGGTTATCTATTATGAGCTGCCATCAGGGCTAGATGACGCTAATCAGACCAATTACTTGACTGAATACGCGCCCAATCTTTTGCTGTATGCTGTGCTCCTAGAAGCCACCCCTTACCTCAAAAACGATGAGCGTATAGGGGTTTGGCAGCAAATGTATGACCGTGCGGCTCTGGCCTTGAATGGCGAGGAGCTGCGTAAAATCCTAGATAGAACGACCGTGAGGAAGGAACAATGACCAATTACACAGATGTATTTGGCGGGTCGGTCATATACCCGTCAGAGGTGTCGTATCGGTCAATTTCCCTTACTGGCAACCTGACGCTCTCCTGGCCGCTAGAAGCCACTACAACCCCAGACGTTGTAGCGCAGATTATGGATGTCGCCTCTACCGGCGCGTACACCATCACTATGCCTCCAGCCAACGAAGTCTCGGTTGGCGAAACGGCCACATTCAACAATTTAAGCAGCTATACAATCACCATCGCTAACAACGGTGGCGGCACCATTGGCACCCTGCTCTCAAGCCAATCGCGTCAGTTCTACGTCACGGACAACTCTACTGTTAACGGCTCTTGGGACAACATTGCTTTTGGCAATGTGACCTCGACAACCACCGCTGCCTCATTGGCTGGCGCGGGCCTTGTCGCCATCAGCACGTTGCTAAATCAGTCGTGCCCTGTTGCGGCTAAGAACTCAAATTACGAATTTGGCATTAACGATAGAGCGCAGCTTATTATTGCGACGACTGGAAGCCTGACGTTTACGTTTGTCGCAGCGGCTATTCTTGGCGATAACTGGTTTGTCTTTGTTCGCAATTCAAGCGATGGGACATTAACTCTCGATCCGAATAGCTCAGAAACCATTGACGGCGCATCAGACCTTACCTTGCAGCAGGGTGATTCGTGCATGGTCGTCTGCGACGGCACCAACTTCTTTACTGTTGGCATTGGCCGTTCAACGACAAGCACCGTCACAGCAATCTCCATCAACGGCTCAGGTGGTGCTGGTGACCAGACGCTTACAGCCAACGAAGTTGCAGCGTCAATTCAGACGTTCACCGGCACAATTACTGGTGACCGTAATTATCTGTATGGGTCTAACCCAGGGTATTGGTTCGTATTCAACGACATAACGCTTGATGGACACGTTGCCGCTTGGGCTGTTGATGGCGGTGATGCTGGTGTGACAAGTGCTGATATAGCCAATGGAACACGCGGGCTGATTGTTTCCAACGGAACGAATATGTTCCTCGCCATGTCTTCTTCGGGAGGTACTGTTACTAGTATAGCCACCGGCACTGGCCTTACTGGCGGGCCGATTACGACGAGCGGCACAATTTCTCTCGCCAACACCGCTGTTACTCCAGGCTCGTATGCCAATGTTAACATCACGGTAGATGCTCAAGGCCGCTTAACCGCAGTTTCCTCTGGCCCTCTTATCTCTGTAATCACCAGCAACACAAACGCAGTCTCTGGGGTTACTTATGGCTGCAATACGTCTGGTGGTGCATTTACACTAACGCTTCCAAGCTCGCCTACGGCTGGGCAGTTTGTTGGCATTATTGATACAAACGAAACATTCAATACCGAAACCCTTACGATTGCTCGCAACGGAAGTCCTATTATGCTTCTTGCTGAGAACATGACTGTTCAAACACAGTCTGCATCATTCAATCTCGTTTACGTTAATGGCACTACTGGCTGGGCTATTGCTTAATGGCACTCGTTCCACTTCCCATTAGATGTCTGCCTGGAATCAAGCGCGACGGTACGCAGCTTGAAGGCAACTTCTATATTGATGGTCAGTGGATGCGGTTTCAGCGTGGGTTGCCGCGCAAGATGGGCGGCTATCGTCGTTTGACGGATCAAGCCACAGGAATTGTCCATACGATGGACGTTCATACAAATTCCGGTGTCACCAATATCCACATGGGATCTGGTTCTAAGGTTGAACAAATCAAAATTACTGAGAACAACCAAGTCACAGATATTTTTGACAGAACGCCAGAGAGTGAGTTTGATGCAAACGCATATAACCTTTGGCAGTTCTCTGGGTTCTATGATTCTACAAGCAGTTATGTAGCCTTAATTGCTCACGTTGCTTTAAACTTAAGGTATATTTCAAATGACGTAGAGGGCAAAATATTCATTGGAAATATAGACGATACAGCCGCACTTATACCTTTGACTGGAGATGACATTCCAAGTGTCTCTGGCGGCGTTGTGTCTGTTTTCCCGTATCTTTTTGCCTACGGCTCGAATGGGTTCCTCACTTGGTCTGCGCCCAACAACCCAAACAGCTTTGCTGTTCTTGATGGCGGTGGCGGTCCAGATGGTGCTCGCGTAACATCATCCAAGATCGTTAAGGGGCTGGCTATCCGTGGTGGTGGTGGCAACTCACCGTCTGCATTGTTCTGGGCATTAGACAGCGTTGTCCGCGCTACATTTGTCGGCGGCAACCAAATCTTCCAGTTTGATACGCTGTCCGACCAGACGAGTATATTGTCGTCGTCGTCGCCCATTGAGTATGACGGTATTTTCTATTGGTGCGGTATAGACCGCTTCTTGATGTTTAACGGCGTTGTCAGAGAGATTCCGAATCAACTCAATCTGAATTGGTTCTTTGACAACCTGAACTACGCGCAACAACAAAAGGTATTTGCGTTTAAGGTCCCGCGCTTTGGTGAGATCTGGTGGTGCTTTCCGTATGGCAACGCCACAGAGTGTACACATGCCGTGGTCTTTAACATTCGTGAGCAAACTTGGTATGACACAATTCTGCCCAACGGGGGTCGGTCTGCCGGTCAATTTGCCCAGGTTTACCGTTATCCCATTATGATTGGAAACCAGCCCATTGATGGTGGTACTTACAAGTTATGGCAACACGAAACCGGCGTGGACGAGTTCGATGGGCAGTACGCTAATGCTGTCCCGTCTTTCTTTGAAACGGCAGACGTTAGCGCCGTAGCCCCGCCAGAGGGAGGCCAGTCTTCTAATAAGGCCCTGCGGGTGGCTTATGTTGAGCCTGACTTTGTGCAGACAGGGGCCATGAAGATGAACATCTCTGGCCGTAGAAACGCCCGTGCGCCTCTGGTCATTGGGCCTGATTACTTTTTTGATCCAGACACCCAGCTCCTGTATCCTAAAGAAGAACGGCGTGAACTGCGCTTTCGGTTTGAGTCTAATACAGCGGGTGGGAACTACGAGATGGGTACGCCTCTGGCCCACATTGAACCCGGCACCAGCACCATTTTGGGTAGCAGATAATGCAACAGTTTAATCAATTCAGAACATACGCAGAGGGCGAGAACATGCCGATTACAGAAGATGGCATTTCTGGTGTAATGGCCCGTAATAGCGGCGTATCTATGAAAGGTGGTGGCGCGTTGAGAGCAGCCGCCCGCAAAGTTCAGTCCGCTGGCCGTGGTGAAGACAAGATCCTCGTTCACATCAATCCGTCTGAATACGCAGAGCTGATCCGCAAGCATGGCCCTGTAATCTACAACGATGAAACTGGCCTGCCTCAGTTGGGCTTCTTTAAGTCCCTTGGCAAAATTCTAAAGACTATAGCGCCGATTGCTGTCAGCTTTATTCCTGGTATTGGCCCGTTAGCTGGGGCGGCCATTGGCGCTGGAATTGGTGCGGCGACAAGCGGTGGGAAATTAAGCGGCATACTTAGCGGGGCTGCTATGGGCAGTCTTGGCGCTGGAATTAGTGGCGCTGGTGGTTGGGGAAGTGTGTTTAAAGGCGGAATAGGAAAGGGGCTTTCTAATCTTGGAACACTTGCAACAAAAACTTCCCTTTTTGGTGATCCGACTGCCAGCGGCTTAGGTGGCCTTGTGGCTAAGGCGGTTTCTCCGGCGGGCCTTGGCTTTTTGGGGTTGGCGACAAAAAAGCAGAACAAATCAAACACTGGTTCTACTACAGAACAGGGCACGTTCCCTACTCTTCCAAATCAAATTAGCCCTGGTAACTACGCCAATGCTCCAAACATAACAGCGCCTACGCTTCAACAGATGGCTGCTGTTCGGCAACCCACTCAGCAATCCGCTCAACAATCTGAAACCGTGCAACTTCCAGATGGACGCATTGTTCCTGCTTCATATCTTCAAAATGGCATTCTTCCAAATTATGGATCTCAACAGAACGTCTA